GAGTTTGCTGCTCCCCATTTGTGCGTATTCCGGCCGCAGGCGGTCCGAATAACCGTCGATGCTGAATTTTCGGTTGATGCTCATGAATCTCGAGATCGTCGATGCGCTCAATCCGTATTCTGCTTTAGCGAATTCTGTCACTGTCTCATAGCCATCATTTTTATATAGTTTCTGCTCCTCGATCTTCCGGAGTGTGTAACCGATCCGCACAAAACTCTCCTGCACGCCGATCAAGTCCCGCTTAAGGCTCTCTTTCATCGCAAGCCAGTCATCTAGGGTTAATTGTGTATATTCTTCCATACCTACCTCCTATGCTGTCATTGTCATCATTTCACTGGTTTCTTCCTGCAGAGTTCCGCTTTTCAGCTTTTCCAGATAATTATCCAGCCAGCTTTGAATATTCTCCTCATCTGGCTTCGTGTCCCTTTCTCCGTACCACTGCACGATTTTCTTCTGTTCTGGGTTGATTTCTACGGTGATGTACGGTGTTTCCGGTTCTTTTCGAAATCGCATCATCAGAATATAGCTTTTTCCTTCGTTGTGTCTGCTCAAATAGCCATTTCCTCCCACACAGTGATGAAGAAGGCGCCCTTCCATCACGATTTCCTCTGCTGATCGAGCCGGCCGGATGAGATACGTTGCGTCCTCGTAACAATATTCTTTTCGCAAGCTCCTGTACCGCTTCTTGATATTCTCATATCTTTCTTCTGTTTCTTCCAACCGTTTTTTGACCTCTTCCCGGTTTGTCTCGGTAACCATCTGTCTATGAGCTGCGCTCAAATCCCGCGGTTGCTGGTACACGGTATTATGCAGGTCGTATCCACGTCTTTCCCGCATCATCAGATAATCAATATATATGATAGCCGTGTTTCGGATGTTCGCCACGGCTCTCCCGCAATTTGTTTCATAAGCACATCCTGCATATTTTTCAATTCGATTCAGCAGTTTTTGAATGGTCATGTAATTCAGCACAAATGCGATGTGTGCAATGTCCAACCCCGTTTCCCGCAGATGATTTACCTGCTCCTCCGTCCAATGCTGATCCAGGCTCTTTTCGATCTGCAGAACTCTCAAAAGGCGCGCATCTCCCTTTTCTTCGATAAGCTTTTTTGTACGTTCCCTTCGAATTCCCAGCAACGCATCCAACCTTTTCGCAGATGCATCCACAATAATTCCGGTGCGCCCTTCGTTGATGCCTTTCACAATCTCACTCAGCCCCAATTTTGCCAGTATTTCAATCTGCGGCGTTTTCTGATAATTCTGCAGATACCGGATCGGATTTACTTCCTGCGCCTGTTCGTCATATTCTTTTAAGCCACTGTAACGAAATATAGTATTTTTCAACTCTTCGTAAGTCTCCGGCATGATCGTCGCCGCTTTGATGTCAATGTTGGCAAGTCCATATAGATTGCAGTCGTCCCAAAAGTCTTCATTCCGGTACAAGTCGTGTTTATGATAGTCAATCTGCACCTTTTTCCCTGGCTCAAAGTAGGCTCTTGCCACCTCTACGCCGGAAATTTCTTCTGCTGCATTGTACATCTCTGGTCCATCGTTCCCCTCGATGAAGCCCAGTGTCCATGCTTTCTCAATCTCCACGTACCGTAGCACTGCTCCATCTTCTTTGTATCGCTGTCCCAGGAACAGATGGATTTTCTTACTGTATTCACCCTTTATTTTTCCCTGGCACTTGTACGTTCCAACCGCGCCGCACATCGGGCATTTTCCGCTTTTTCCTTCTCTCGGTTCTTCGGTATGCTTCTGAAATTGGCTCTCGTAGGATATGCCATCTCTCCACCGCGCATCCGTTACGCCGCCGCATTTGCTGCAGGCGATTTTTGTCCAACTTCCATATTTTTTGTAGTACAGATGATGTTCTTTTTGAAAATAAATTCTGTCCGCATATTCTAAGATTCTTTTTTCCGGAAGTTTTGCGGTATGTGCCATCCTGTCTTTCAGTGCTTCCTGTCGGCACACGAATTTTCGATGTTCTCTGTCAATTCTGGCAGCGGTCGCAAGATCATCCTCGTGCTTGTATATGTACTGCCACCATCTCGTCTCGTAGTATACAGGTATTTTTATCTTGCAGAATTTCTTTATTTTTTCCAGATCCTCCGTGCTCTGGAGGACATTTTCTTTTTCCATCTGCTCCCATGTATCAGCTTTTTCTCCCCATATCCAATTCCCGTATCCACCATCTTTCTCCACTTTCTGCCGTGTCCACTGCTCTGTTTCCGGAAAATAATTCCAAAACTCCTTTTTCGTAAGGATGATCCGCACAACCGGCACCATTTTGGATTCTTTCTTGTTTTTGTATACCTCCAAAAACAAGTGCTTTTTGTTCCCAACGTTTTTAACCGCGGTCACTCCGATGTACTTCACATCTTTTTTCCTGCTGATTTTCTTCAATCCGAGATACGGGATTCTCTCAATTTCTTTTTTTCTCATCTGCTCCGCCTACTTTCCCATATAATATTCCCGGATGATCCGCTTCGCAGTTCCCATCCCCGGAATCCCCAGCGTCACTCTTCCCGCTGTCACGCCTGCGGCTTTTAAAATCTCCTTTTCGACTGGAATCTGGTTCCCAAATGACCATTTCAGCAGTTCGGCAATGCATCCTTTCAGCGATTTCCCCTTTTTTCTGACGCTGTACGCCATCAGTTCATTTTCCATGCACTGGCTTTTCAGGTACTCCACCCAGTCCTCCATAATTTCTTTCGGCTGCAGCTCCGAGGACTCGACCTCAATCTTGCCCAGCGCGGCCGTCATCGGATCACACAGCTCCGGGATTTCCCCGGCGCAGAACAAATCCACGAAAACCTCCGGAATTCCGTTTTCTGTCGCCATGACGCGCAGGCTCTCCACGTCTCCCTCGTTGAACAGATTTACTGCCAACTCGTTAATTTCTTTTGCTGATTCCAGCTCTCCAAATCGTTCAAACATCTCATCTTCCTCTTTTCATTTCATCCTGCAGCCAGGCGCTGTATTCATGCCGACCCGGCGCGATCGTGATCTTGTGGTCTTTTACTTTTTCTGCCAGCTGCTCCCACTCCTGCTGATACTTGATCGGTTCCCCACGCGCATTCCGAAAACCGTTCTGCTCCCATGCCGGGAGTTGATTCTCCAGCATGTTCAGAACCCATTCGTCCGCGGCGTGGATCGTGATTTGACTCGGCTTGTGATACCGGCCAAGCGCCTTGATCAATATCTGCAGTGTGGCTCCGTGCATTGTACTGGTACACTCTCCCGTATCGTGTTTGGTCTTTCCTCCGGGAGCTTCCAGCACATAGCCCCAACTACGGCTTCTTTCTCGTGGATCGTTTGCGCTTAGCTCTATGTAGATGCCGGTCTCCATCGTCCTCTCTCCTCCTTTCCAGGCTGATCAGCGTGTATCGTCGGTATTTATAGCCTGTTTTCGGGTTGATCCCCTCGTAGTAGTCCGCTATATAGTACCCTTTCGGCGGTTTTACTTCTTCTTTCCACCTTTTCAGAAACTTTTTCTCCGGATCCGGTAACGGCATATTCCTTGAGTGGTTGTACGATGCTTCTTTCAATTTCGGTTTTGCAAGCGTTCCATCCTCTTTCTCTTCCTGCGTATCTCCGTCTTTTGTCATGTATTCAGCCAATTTTCCAAAAGACACATCGTACCATTTATTCTGTTTTACCGTCTCTATGTACACGCCTCCCTTCTTCCATGCTTTCTGCAGGATTGTGGCCGTGTCTCCCACCTCATTGATCAGAATGTGAATATGCCACGCGCCTTTTGTCCCGCGCTCCACATTTCGTATCCAGAAAAGCTCTTTTCCACGTTTTTTATACTCGCTTCTCACCTTTCTCCACGCTTTTCCGAAGTCATCCACCGCCTGCTCCATCGTTGCCGGTCTGTTTTGCACGGCATATGTCAATGTCGCAAAGCAGTCTCCCGCCCGGAAGTATTGCAACATCCTTCGCTGACAGTTTTTCACCTTCGTCCGGTGATTCGCTTCCTTCATTTGCTCCGGAGTCACTTCTCTTTTCTTTTCTCTCTTACCCCCAGGCCCTCCATATCTCCCGTCATGGAATTCATCGATATCCAGAACGGTTCCCCCTCGAAGCCTATATATTTTCTTCTTGATCGCCATCTCTTATGTCCTAACTTTAATCTCTTTATCAAGGTTTAACAGGGGACTTTCTCCCCTTATTTTTTCAATATTTTCTTTGACTTTCGATGCCGATCGTGATAAGATAGATATCGAAAAAACACTTCTAAATCCCTGTCCTACATGTTTCTCAGCATGTAGGACGCTTTTTTGTCTTTTCTTCAAGATCTTCATATCTTCCCAGCTTGTCTACCAAGTCTCCGTAAGCAAATACAGAGTTCATCTGGCTTTCCAGCCGGAATGTTCCGGCGTGATCCATCCAGATCCGGTACGTTCCGTCTGGATTTTTTACTGTCAATCTTTCTTTTGCCATTTTTTATCACCTCTAAACAACATACTTGCTCCGCAGTTCATCCAAATCGAAAACACCTCGTCCTTATGGCGTGCGATCCGCTCCTCTTCTTCTGCTTTACGCTTTGCGATCGTCTCCCATATCCGCTTGACTGCCCAGCCGGCGGCAGCAATTCCGAGGCCTGCGGCCATCTGAAACGGCTTCCACTGCTCCACTCCCGCAAAATAGATCCATGTTCCTGCTACTCCTGCCATAACGGCAATTACGTTCTGTACTTTCAATGCCTCTGCCTCCACTCCTCGAATTTTTCCGTGTCAAAAATGACCGGACTGTTTTTCTTCCGCGGATCAACTTTCCGGGCTACGCCCTCCGGTGCGTACATGATCGCCCGGTTCAGGACTTCTCTTCCGATCAGCGGATTCTCCATTCTCAGCAGCTCCGCTTTTCTCATGTAGCGCGCCGGATACTCGACGCGCATAGGCTCTTTTTTGCTGGCACTGATTACGTATCTCTTTCCTGTCAGGTGCTCCAGCATCTTCGCCGCTTCATCTGTGGTTATTTTTTCCATACGTTTTCACTCCTTCTTACGTCGTTTCTTTTTTTTGTTCTTTCGATTTCGCATCTTACCTTTAAAGCGTCTAACGCTGCTTTCCCAATCGCAAGGCTCTCCGGATCATGTTCCGCAAGCATTTTTGCGGTTTCTACCATTTCATCAATTTCTTTTCTTTCTTTTTCTGACATATTTGTTTGCTCCTTTCACTTTGTATTTGCTTGTTAAGCACATTATATTTCTTCATTTTGTGTTTGTCAAGCATTTATTTTTTTATTTTTGTGCTTTACAAGCATTTTCACGTGTGTTATACTGTTTTTGTAAGGAGGTGAGTGAATTGAACGCTTATGAGCGCATCCGCTATTTAAGGAAAGACGTTTTGCATCTTACTCAGCAAAAGTTCTCTGAATCCTTGAATATGTCTCGCGCGAATACAGGTAACATTGAAATTGGTAGAATTGCATTGACAGATCGTGTTATTTCTGATATTTGCGCAAAATACCACGTCAACGAAGAATGGATAAGAAGTGGAACCGGCCCTATTTTTGAAGAAAAATTGCCAATCGACGAGGTTTCCTCTTATGTAGAAGATCTACTTGAACCAGATGATGATCCTTTTAAAGATTTTATTATCGAAATGATGCGAACCTATCATGAATTGGACGATACATCAAAATCTGCTGCAAGATTATACTTTTCAAAATTACGTGAGAATCTGCAAAAAAAGAAGGGGGACTAACGTCTCCCCCTCTTTTCCAAATAAATTCTCAAAATTCCATAAATCCTTGCGACGATTTGTATGTCCCTTTCCGACATACATGATAACATCTGTTTTATTTCAGCAAGATATTTTTCGTACATATGTATTGCCCTCCGATCTCTATCCTTATTATATACGAACGTTCGTTCGATTTCAATATTTTTTTTCGAACGTCCCTTTGCTAATAATACGAGATCTTCGGGCGAAAATTAGTATTTTTTGACATTTGTCCGGATTCCCGGACACTTATTTGTACGGACTGTCGAATAAGTCCGTAATCCGCACTTTCAGGCCTTTAGCGACGGATTCCATCGTGTCGATTCGTGGCATTCTTCCGTTGCTGCAGATATCTTCCAGCGTAGATTTTGGGATTCCAGTCAGTAAGGCCGCCTGGCGGAGCGTCAAATTTCTTTTGTATATGATGTCTTGAATTAATATTTTCATGACATTATAGTTCCCGATATTCGGGAAATTATACTTCCAGAGAGGGGGAATCGTTATGGGTATGCGATTCAAAAAGAGTAAGAAAATTGCTTCCGGCGTCAAGCTGAACGTCTCCAACAAGAGCGTTGGTGTTTCTGTTGGCGGGAAAGGTGTTCATCATTCTGTGAGTAGCAGTGGAAGAAAGACAACCACTGTAAGCGCACCTGGTACCGGACTGAGCTACGTTAAAACTTCCGGTGGAGGATCTCGTAAAAGGAAATCCTCTAAAAAAGCGCAAAGTGGAACCGTCGGATGTGGCACTATCCTGCTCGGCTTCATTCTGTTTTTCCTGATCGTCGGTGTCTTCTCAAGCGGGTTCAGTAGCGGGCGGAAGAAAGCAGCCGAAGCC